CGAAGCTTTCCGCAGAGTCAAGCTCGCAGCGTCGTAAGGAAGGGGTGAATAATATGAATCTTATTAAAAACGTAAAACTGTCATATGCGCTTCCGTATATATCAACCTCAACCGGCAGCACCGGTTGTACCGTATCTGACAATCAAGGATATGAAGGCATAATGTATGTGCTGCAAACAGGCTCATCGGCGAGTACAGGCGTAACGATGCACATTGAATCCGGTTCATCTAGTGGGATGGGCGATGGTCAAGATTTAACCGGAACGTCGATAGTTTCCACTTCGACGGGACACACGATGATTGCGGCAGACGTTTATAAGCCGCCTTATCGTTACACATGGCCTATAGTGTCATGCGATACGGAATCGGCATATCAAATTCTCGCTATCCAATACGGAACGAGAAAACTGCCTGTATCTCAGAGCACAGATGTAACGGCAAACGAACTTAATGTTGGCACAACGGGAACGGCTTAAGATTAAAGGGGACGCAAGCCCCCTCTCTTTAAGGGTGCGATAGACACCATTGAGAAAGGAATGATGAAAAATGGCAGATTTAAGTTATCAAAATGTAGTCCATAAGAGAATGGGCGGGCAGATGTTTGTAATCCCTACGGGTTGTACGGGAGTAGTTGAAAGCGGCGGCGTGTTCAATGTTGAATCCGGTGGCAAAATTGCCATGGATAGCGGTGGAGCCTTGGCGATAAACGGTACTGATTATATCGATACCGGCGGCAGGATAGTTGATCAGTATGAATCTAAAACAACGGCTGACGCCAGCGCTGCACTTGCTGCATACGGCGTGAGTTATGTTACAGGGTCAACGGCAGCTGCAAATGCTAATTATTATTTGCCCACAGGCGTTGCAAATGTTGAAAAAACAATTATAACAGACGGGCTCGCAACCGGAGCGGTAATAGTAACATGTACCGGTTGCCAAATAGGCTACAGTACGGCACTCGCCTATACGACGCTTACAGCCAGCACTTACAACGGCGGGGTAGTAAAACTAATAGCAAAAACATCAACACAATGGCTGGCAACATTCAAATCCAGCGAGTTTGTAATTTCATAAAACATGGGACGGGCAACCGTCCCTTTTGAAAGAAGGTGATTGAATGGCTTATTTTACAAGGCACGTTGTGACAATGACAATGGATACATCAACGGCGGGGACGGCAACGGCATATACCGAAGTTACCAATGGCTATGTCCATGCAATCAGATATATTCACAGCACGTCCGGCGGATTATCGACTACATGCCACTTGAGAGCAGCGGGAGAAGTTACTGGATTCCCTGTGTTGGGCGTAATACCGGATTTTACAGGCACAGGTGAAAGTAAAACTTATTACCCGCGCGTGGATGTGTGCAATTCGTCAGGCGACTTTGTTATCAGTGACGATACATCGACATTGGAAACACGTAGGACGAAAGACAAAGTAGGCCTTGCGCTTGAACGGATAAAATTCGAGGTTACAACATCGTCAAGCACAGGCGATAATACTGGTTCAGGTGTATTTCATGTTTTGGTAGGAGGATAAAAATGAAAGTTAGAATGAAAACAAGATGGCAGAGTCCAGAGGTATCATGCGCGCCAGGAACCATCATGGACGTTGAGGACTCCGTAGGAAGGCAGTTGATTGAATCGGGGTGCGCAGAACTAATCAGCATGTCAAATATTGAAACGGCAATGGTAATGCCTCCTGAAAATGCCATGAAACCAAAACCGGCAGCAAGAAGCCCGGCAAAGAAACCGGTAAAGAAGAGGTGATCTTATGTTTCCAGATAGATGGGCATTAAAAATAAAAACAGAACCGACAGAGGAACCCTTGACAAAAACAGAGGTAAAAAACCACCTACGGATTGATGCTGGTACGATCGGCGACAACATAACCGAAACACCGTCAATCAACGTCGTCGCTTATTCAACGGGGACGTCGACCGGATCCGGTATAGACGTAATGGGAAATTCCGTTGTTGCCTGCGCGGTGGCTGGAACGGTGAACCCAGGTGCGACAGTAGGCATCCACTTAGAGGAATCAGACGATAACATCACTTATGCCGATGTTGTGGGCTCAACGTTTACTCAGCTTTCAACCGCAAATCAAAATACCGTTGTCGAAAAGGAATACACAGGCTCAAAGCAATACGTGCGCGCATGTGCAACGGTAGCGGGCGATGCGGTTTATGGCGTCAACATCTTGGAGTATGCGCCGGAATCGGCGGAAGATACCTATTTGGAAAGCCTGATAACGGTAGCGAGGGATATCGTTGAGGAGCACGTAGGGCGCAGGCTGATAAACCAGACTTGGAACTATTACCTTGACGAATGGCCGCGAAAGGACCATATCAAAATCCCGTATGCCCCGCTGGTTTCGGTTGCCTCCATAAAATATACCGATTGTGACGGAACTGAGTATACCTTGAGTACAGACAGTTATACCGTTGACATTAATTCGGAGCCGGGGCGGGTGATCTTGCCGTATGACGGAAGTTGGCCGTCAGTAACGTTGCATCCCATGAACCCCATAAACATCGAATACGTCGCCGGTTACGGAGGTTCGACGAGCGTTCCGAAAGTTATAAAACAAGCCATGTTATTAATCACCGGCGACCTTTATGAGAATCGGGAGAATTCCAGGGATACAAAATACGGCGAACTAAAAGAAATTCCGCTGGCGGCAAGAAGATTGCTTGCAAATAAAAGGGTGTGGATGTAATGAGAGCAGGAGAACTTGATAAGAGAATCACGATTCAATATGCCGCGAAATCCAAGAATTCATTTGGCGAGGATATTGAGACATGGACGGCTCTTGCAACAGTATGGGCAAATATCGAATTTACAAACGGAAACGAGAGGTTTTTGCAACAGGAAAGAATTGCAGAAACCACAGCTGTTTTTAAGATTCGTATTCGATCGGATGTTGACTCTACGAGGCGCATCAAATACAAGAACCGTTATTTTAATATTTTGTCTGTTTTTCCATCAAAGGAAGATAGCCAGAAGTTTGTTATCATGGCAAAGGAAGTGATTTGATGGTAATTGAAGAGGCTTTAACCGGATATCTTTTAAATTATTCTGGTTTGTCGTCACTGGTTTCTAATCGAATTCATTATTTAAAATTACCACAAAAACCGGTGCTTCCTGCGGTTGTGATGCAAGTGATTGATTCGCCAAAGATCCACGGTTTTACCGCAGACGTCGGTGCTATGACACGGATACAGGTCACAACATGGTCAACGTCATATTCCGTATGCTCAGAGGTCAAGGAACAAATAAGGGCGGCTACACAAAATTATTTAAATCAAAACATGTCAAGTAGTGTTCCTGTCAAAAACATTGAATATGATGATGGACCAGATATGTACGAAGATGAAACGGGAAGATATGGAAAAGTGACGGATCTAATTATCTGGCACACGGAGGCGTAAAATGATACAAATCAGTAAGAAACTTTATTTAGAATATAAAGAAAAGGGTTTCAAAGTAAAACGCAGCAAGCATAGGTTTTGGCGGCTTAACACTCACTAGAGTGTTTTTTTTAATGGCAGGAGGTGATTAAATGGCTTTTTATCACGGCAAGAATACGAAAATTTATCTCAACGGATATTCGGTGTCCAGTTATCTTGATTCCGTTGGCGTGAATATGTCGGCGGATACGGTTGAAACGACAGTCTTTACCGACACGGCAAAGCAATACATTATGGGACTAAAAACCGCAACCTTGAATGCGGAAGGTTTTGGCGCAGGCTCTACGGGCGAAATCGATCAGTACTTAGAAAGTGCCATATCAACCACAGAAAATGTCTGGACCTGGTACCCATATGAAACAGCGGGAAGTCCAGGTTATGGCATGAAAGGTTATGACACACAGTATGATCTCAAGGCCTCGATTAGCGGAGCCGTAAGAGTTGCGGCAACATGCCAAAGTAATGTCGGAAAGGATCCGGTTAAATGTATTCGGGCAATGGCAGTGGCTACGGCATCAAGCAGTGGAGCGGCGTTTGATAATTCTACAAAATCCACTAACGGCGGGGCGGGCTATCTACATGTTTCGGCAACGGCTACATCTGATGCTGCAATCGTAATAGATCATTCATCCGATGGTTCAAGTTGGGAAACAGTCGCAACGTTTGATACGGCTCCTGCGGGTGCATCAGCGCAGAGAGTAGCTATTACGGGCGAAATCCGAAGATATGTTAAAGCATCATGCACATTAACAGCAAGTTGCACGTTTGGTGTGGCACTAAACAGGTCGTCACAGACCTAAAAAGGAGGTATGAATATGGCATTTTTTCATGGTAAAACAGCAAAGTTTTTCATTGACAATTCAGCAGGGACATTGACAGATATTTCAACAGGTATGAACGATGCATCTGTCCCAGCGGCGGCGGATACGGTTGAAGTGACGGGGTTCACGGATGCAGCAAAAACATACGTTATGGGTTTGAAAAGCGCAAATGGGTCAATAGCAGGGAGTTTTTCATCTGCCGTTGATACAGTACTTGCGGGAATTGTTGGCAGTACGGATACAAAATCATTTGAATTTTATCCGTTCTCGACAGCCACAGGGAGCGTCGAAAAAAAAGGCGAATGTTTTGTTACGGCTTATGACGTCAAGAGCGGCGTTAGTGGGGCTGTAACCTATTCGGCAAGTCTTATAGTATCAGGCGGTGTCACATCGACAACCGCAACCTAAAGGAGGTTTATATGAGTCTTAACAGGGATGCCATAGTAGGCGTCAAAGATTATGGTTTAAAAGAAGTTGAAGTCCCCGAATGGGGTGGAAGTGTTTATCTGCGAAAGTGGACCGGCAAAGACCGGTCTTTATTTTGGTCAAAATCAGTTAAAGCAAGCGACGAAGGCGCTGAAATGAATTGGGATACCTTATTTGAGAATCAGACACTTGTCGTGGCAATGAGTCTTTGTGACGAAAACGGAGATAAATTATTTACGACAACAGAGGAAGACCTTGCGGTTCTCGGAGCAAAAGACGGTGATGTAATCCAAAGGCTTTACACCGAATCGTTATTAATCAACGGATTGGCGCAGATTTCCCTTGAGGAATCGGCAAAAAACTCATCACCTGCCCAGAGCGACGATTCTATTTCCGACTTGCCAGAGAGCTCGGGTGCACAGTCGGAGAGCTCCTTGACCGAATAAGCTCGGAGGAGATCACGGAGTGGAGGGCGGTATTTGCACTGGAGCAGGAAGAAACTGAATTTGATAGAGTAAAAGAAGAACAGCAAAGACAATGCCAGCGCTAGGCTAAGAACAAGGGAGGAAATGTAAAGCCTCCCTTTGGGGGTGAAATATGATTGATCTTGATACAAAAGGTTTCCAGGAAATGATTGATACCCTTGATAATATGGGGAAGGACGGCGACGCCATTTTTAAAAAGGCATTGAATGAAGGTATACTAATTGTTCAAAAAGCAATACAAAGGCGCGCGCCTGTCTATGAAGGTAAGTCTAAAAAAGGTGTTGTTTCCGGTTTATTAAAGGCTAATATTCTCGTAGGAAAAGTCAGAAAATCATCAAAAGGTTTTTATTCACAGGTTGTGGGTCCTACAAAAGGAGATATATCCAAGGTTTTTTACGGAAAATTCCAAGAATATGGATGGGAACCTCTTAGAAAAGGAGAGACATCAACGGCTAGGGCGCGATTGAATTATCATTTAAGAAAACCAAACGCAAA